TTACAGTACCTCCATCTGTAATGTTTCCATGATCTTTCCGCTCTTGGGTGCTTCATAGGCATAATCCTGAATGGCCTGCATATCAAGCTTGGGCATGATCTTTCTGTAGTTAAGGAGCACTTCTTTGTAAAAGTCAAAGGGCAGCTTGCTCTTGTAGCGTAGAAGTTCGATCAGCATCCGTTCTTTGTTGTACATCCGTATCGGATAGCCCTGGTAGTCAACCGTTTCTGCTCCCTGTTCAAAAAAAAACGATGGGTTAAAATACTGTTTCACCTTAGAGTCCCGGATCTTGGCAGCATCACGGTCTGTGGCCAGATCGTATTCATCCGGGATTACATCCGTCAGGCCGTGGAGATAAAATGCGCTATGCATGGTCACTACAGCATTTGGGTATTGGTAGGCAAGCACAGCAAGTTCCGGCACATATTTGTGTTCCGAGTACAATGCCCTGCCCACACGGAATAACTCACCCGCATCGACTTTCTGCTGGATCTTATAGTCCGAGCCATATTTCGCAAGGCACTCGGCTCTGTTTTTCATGCTCCCACCGCCTTTCGATTCAGATTTAAGTCCGCATTTTATCTTACTTTGCGGATACTTTTCTAAAACATAAGCGATGGGAGCCGAGAAGTCAAGATCTGTTTTTAAATATTCATCCGCAATTATATTAATTTTGCGGATAGTTTTACAAATAGAGCCAGCTGAAGGAACTGAAAGCGCCTGAAATTACGGGATTTACATGCTGTTTTTGGAATAATGGCGCTGATCTCCCTAATAACCTAGGAAAAAACAGCGCAGACCCCGACAAATCAAATCAAAAAGGTCTACGCTATTCTTCCCAACCAGGTCGGGATCCCTATTACTACCCAAAACGGGTAGTTTTTGTGGCGGAGAAGGAGGGAATTGTGTCGGTTGATAGCGCAGTTACTCGATCATTACTCGAAACTGCTTAAAAGGCGGACACGAAAGCTGAAACCCGTGCTGTAGGCGCGTTTGAGGCTATATTCTTTCCTTCGCGTTTTCACCTTACTGTAAACTACTGTAAAGTTACTGCAAAGTTTGAGATGCGATTTCTTTTAAGTTCATGCAAGGGTTCGTGTTGCTTTAAATATCCGTCTATCGGTAGATGCATCTTCTGTCATTACGCGTTTACTGCAAACTACTGCAAAGTTACTGTAAACCTATGATGAACAGATATTTAATCTAAGGTATAGTGCTGCGTAGGGTCATTCTTGCTAGTTCCATGCCAAGTCAAAAAGTTTTTTCTTTCCAGGTTCCTTAAAGTGCGTTGTGCAGTTACTCTACTTCGTTTTGTTAATCGGACTGCCTCCGAGGAGGTAATTTGACCATTGGCTAAAGTATATCGCAAAATTATTTTCTCATCGCCATTCAATTCATTGAAAATCTCCGGTGATAATTTTTTCATTAATGAATCGGTAATCCTTAAATGTCGATTCAAAATATTATTCTCCAACGTTAAAAGCACCTGATGACCCGGCTCCGAATAGATCGGATCTTTAAGGAACAGACTCTGCATTTCAGAATAAATACGCTTGACACCCTCGTTCATTTCCTTAACCCAACCAAATTCGGAGAGAACCCTCGCAATCTTAGGATTTCTTGAGTAGCGAGTGTGCATGATGTTCTCAACCGTTACAATATTGGGCAAAAGTCCGGGGCTATAGATTTCAATCCGATCATCAAACATGATAAATTTGATATGCTCACCGTTCATCGAATAGTTGCGGTGAGTTAGTGCATTTACAATACCCTCAAACCACGCAAATTCCGGATACTCCGGCATTCTCTCGAAAATGCCTTCGCTATTGAGATATTGGAACTCCCGCATCTGTGTGTTAATGAAATTCCTAGCTTCCGAAATAATGATTGGTATCGCACTGTCAAAAGTCTGCTCTTTAACAATGTTAAGTCTTTTACCCGTCTCGGCGAACATCCCGTCATAGCGGATAAAGCGAAGTCTGGCCTGTGGTAGATATTTCGTCGGATTTTTCCCAAAGAGAAGAATTCCGGCAGTTGTCAACTTGCCATCAACAAGCATGCCCCTAGCTTCGAGAATCTCACTGGCAGGTTTGTTTGGTAGCCTCATGTGCTTTCGGTACAGACTCATCACTTTCTCATCTACATCATCTATCGAAGAACGATCTACCGCTTCATCTTCAAAATATCGCTGCCCTTTATCGTAGAGGAGCTGTGTGCGTTGTTCATAACTCAGCTTGACGCTTTCACCTCCCTGGCGTAAATAGACTTCGCGATCAAAAGATTGGATCACTTTATTTTGAGAGGTTGCTACTTCCAGCACAAGTACAACATCCTTTTCGCCCTTTTCATTTGTGACAGCGATCTCAGAAGTTTGAAAGGTAATCGGCGTTTCTAAAAGTCGCTTGACGGCAACGGTCTTAAACTCATCTGCTTGGTGAGCGCCATTTCCCCGAAAACCTGTTATGCGTCCATCGTTTTCGATACCGATGACCAGAGTCCCGCCGCTTGCATTCGCAAAAGCAACGAGGTGTCGAACAATATCATCAGGCTTGATCCGTGCACTTTTACGGTCAAAGAATTGATTTTCTTTAGCGGTTTGAAAATACTCAATTGTATTAGGTACAAGCTCTTGAATCATTTCCTTATCCTTCCTTCTGAGCGCTTATACAAAGGATCCATTATTGGATGATATGCACGGAACTTCTTGATCCAATTTTACGTTATTGCTTAATAAATTCCAAACGATTGGGATTAGTCTGCATGAGCGTTCAAATAAGGTATCAAGTTCCAATTTTACGAAGTACAACATCGCGTTTATGCAGAACCTTACACATTTAACATCGTAATTCCTCAAAAATACAACACCGTCGTCTGTCCACCAGAGAAAGACATTACTGCTTTATGCAATTATACATTGGTTAATAATGATGTTTAGGTGATATAATAAATGTCTCGTAATCAAAGAATTATAGTAAAAATGAGAGTCTGAGAATATTATCGTGGCAAAATATCGCCTTTCAAATAAAGAACTGCTAGAGAATTTTGAGGAACAAATGCACTTGTTGTTAAGTGCCTGTAAAGCGTATGACGCTGGCGAAGAAGTGCAAGCTAAGAACATCGCAATAAGATTAAGAGTATTAGCACATGATAGCAGACGCTCTCAGTCGCTATTAGGACAACTAGATAAAAAAAGAGGATTATTTGCATCCACTTTGATCGATTATTCTCCGACAAATCTTGTCTCTAGTTTCCCGCTTCTCTCAATTGTAATGGAATCAGGCAACATTCATTATTCACCGCTACTAAACACTGCACCTGAGAAGATGGTTTACCTTAAGTTTGACGATTGGTGGAACGAAATAATATTTGACGACAAGAAGAATATTTTTTCTCGTAAAGACATTGTCCGATATGTAGCAGATCAAGATGGTGGTGCCCACGTTGACCCTAAACTAGAAGTAAACTTCGCGAATTTGTTAAAATACAATTCGCTCGGGTACAAAATTGGTAAAAATACAGATGGTGACGTTCTAGGGGCACTTGAGAATGGGAAACCACCAAAAATAAATCCGGTTTATGCGGTCTTAAGACAGATTGGTTTTGAAATGGTTGCATCATTTCAAAACATACCATGGGGGACAAGAACCAAAGATAATATTAACGTTGCAGGTGTTGTCATCGTTGACAATGATGGGAGACGATTCCGTTTTATTCACAATCCAAATAATCCTGAAGACGATAAAGAGGGATGGGAAGTTTTTATCAGTAAAAAAAAGTCTTTCGGAAAATACGAAAAACGGACTTTGTATTTAGATCAAATTAAGACTCCAAACGGGTATAAGCCCGGTCGGTTGGTACTATTATAATATTGTTTTCTGATTGGAAACTGAGACTGAATAACACTGGGACAAAAGTCTGATCCATAATCTAATTGCTTTACACAGTTTATAAAATTGAAGTTAGTCTGATAACGCAGGCATAGATTTCCAATAAAGAGGGGACGTAGAATGGTGAACGTAAAAGACTTTCCCAAATTATATCTTTGCAACTATAAGAGTAAGGATCTTGAAAGCTATATAACGGCAGAAGTGAGCAACGGGAAGCTAATGATTTCTGTTCAAGAATTCAGTATGCTCGCAGAAGATCTCTTTGGAGATTCTGAATATGAGCGCTTCTATTCTCTGAATCAGAAGAATACGTTATTATTGGCTATTCTACTCAAAGGTGAAACCCTTGAAGAGGCACTAGTTAAATATTTTTCTGGTTTAGATGGCTGCAAGTTGTTTCAAGAGTTTTGTGATACACATAATATTAATTATGAAACTCATACATACTTTGGGTAAACTATTGTTGTAGAAACTGAAGTGAGCTAAAGCTTGTAAGTAGAGGGCAATTTGATCCAGACAAATTATATTACCTGATCGTGAGTAATGAAGGGGCGTTCTTTTTGAGACAGCCCCTTCATGTTGTGGCATTATTGTTCTCTCCGGAGAGACTGAGCTGAACCTTGTTTAAATATAGTCGATGCATACTCGCCGGTATCAGCTCATATTAGTCGACGAAGCGAATCGCATGATCGTGCCCCATTCCCATTTCCCCTTCGAAAACTGTGCAACTCTTCATTTGAAGGCCAAATAAGGAAGTTTTTTGGGCATTAGTGAGCGCATTAAAGAATTACCGTTGTCGTCTTCTGCTTCGCTGTCGTTGCGGTTGTCGTCGTTGTTGTGCTTACTTCTTTTTCTACAGTCTGTGGAGAGCAGGCGCCAGCGAACAACAAGGCGGTGATGATTAAATCTAGTGTTAACCATCTCGTTCTGACTTTGAGTTTGCTATCTGTTTTCATTCTCGTTATCTCTTTCTGGTCAATCCTTTGTAATTACTCTTGATAATGGGCGGGAGCTTTAGAACTCTCCCATCCATTGGCAATAGGCAGAGGCGTTGAAGCTCATAGATTTGAGTTTTACGGTTCAAGCTCGACTAGTCCTTCTGCCAAAAGATCTGGCTTGTGTACGATACTCCCATCGGAGGCGAAAGTGTACATATCTCCCACAAGCTCACAGTACGTCTCAATGCCCTTTGGATTATCGAAATTCATATCAGTTGGATTGCCTTTCCCCGATCCAATATAGAAACACGAAAGACCGGCTTCCACAACGACGTTTATTTGATCGAGAGTAAGCTGAGCGTGATATTTTTCCTCTATACCGCGATCTGGCCATTGAATGCGAGCCCAACGCCTCCAAGATGTTGTATCGAGACGATCACTCAACCTCTCGACTATGCAATCGTCTTCTCCAAAGCGATGAAAGCAAGGAATCACTACGTCGTAAACCTTTTCAGGCGATTCTTTGTGTAGTGAAAGCTTCAGCGCTAACGCAGAGCCGATCCGGGGGTGATAACCCGCCGGACGATGCATATCAGCTGCACATTCACCCGTAGAGATACCTGGATTGGTTTCGCTATCTATGGTGGTTTTTGTATCCTCAACTTTTTCCGATGGCAATGTTCTCCTTGGTTCAGTTTCAAAGACTCCTTGCTGATTCCGCTTGCTAAAGTTAAGGATGGTGAAGGTACCCACTAGCAAAATACAAGCAGCAGCTACTGCACCAATCTTGATCCACGGTACAGATATCTTTTTTCTCCGATAACACATAGCTTCCTCAACATATTTGATATCAATGACATCCATTGCGTCTGAAAAAACTTCTGCGTTCATACTAATATCTCCTTTTGAATTAAAAATTCTCTCAAATTACGACGGATGCGAGTAAGGCGAACAGAAACAGCTTTTTCTGAAAGTCCTATCTGGTTTGCTATGTCCTTATAAAAGTCTGAAAACCAATAACGGCGCACAAAGATCACGCGATTTTCTGTCGTTTGCATGTCCAAGAATTCCTCAATCATCTTTGCCAGCTCTCGTGCATCGATTTCACTCTCTGTTGTGTTCGGTGTTGCGATAAACAACTCAATCTCATGAATTGAAATGGTATAGGCGCTATTTCGTTTTTCAGCTCTTTCTTTCCAGTATTTTTTAATGAAATATTTCTGACAATTTTCAGAACAAAAGTCAACAACGGATCCGGCTTTGTCGGTGGAATCGCGTTCCATACTCCCAAATACGCATCATTAATACATTCCTCCGCATCTTGTCTGTCGCCCAGAATATTGAACGAGAGCTTAAAGCAAGCATGTCCGTATTTTGTCTCCAGTTCTCGTATGGCCTGTTCTGAACGTTCAAAGAACAGTTTGATGATTTCGCCATCCTGAATCGACATCCGTTGTACTGTCTCCTTTTTTTGCCTTCAATGTTATACTACGGTTTTGCTCGAGAATACTACGTCAAATTAGAAAAATAATAAAAGTCAACATCGAAACTTTTCTGCAATTTTACCTCTGACGGTTAATATGTCAGATTAAACTAGTCATTCCGTACTTCTCACTGTCCAGATTGCTTTAGCATCCAGCTTCTTTGCTCTATTCAAGTCGCGATCTCAATGAAAATCTTGACATATCCCAGTGAAGTCATTATATTGTCTTCAAACCACTGAAACTTGAAAATCTAAACCGCCTTGTGGTGCTCTGCACGGTCTGAATCAGCGGCTTCCGAAAAACAGAGGATTGCCTTTCTGCGATCTCGCGTGGGTCAGCTGGCTGCCATCGGCAACATTGGTAGGCACCGAAGAAGTTTTAGGTTAGCTCCGGTTGCATAGAAATCAAAGAACTTATAAAACGAGAAACCAGACACGTCTATTTTGGCGTGTTTAATTATGAGAAAAAGCCGGAGAGAGAAGTTAAAAACCACTGAAACTTGAAATCTCTCCGGCTTTTTATCGGCCGAAGCGCAATACACATTGCGCTTACAGCAGTTTTCCAAACAACCGGTCGCCTTAACTGGTGCTCTGTTGTCAGTTAACCCCAGTCGCTGCCTTGGGATGGCGGAGAAGGAGGGATTTGAACCCTCGCTGGAGTTACCCCCACTAACGGTTTAGCAAACCGTCCCCTTCGACCTCTTGGGTACTTCTCCGTGTCAGTTTTATTCAGTTCTGCGAGCCTCTGCGACCGGGGCGCATGAACCGCCACCCGGTTTGCCGGCGGCTCCCGCGTTACCGGCATGTTCCCGGCTGCGGCGGCGGCTTCCGCGTATTGCGCCGTTGTCCGGACTTCGCGGCTCCCGCTTCGCACACCGATTATAGCACGCATTATAACATGCGAACGGCGCCTGTGTAAGTCTGGCGGAGAGAGCGGGACGTGCATCCGATGTCGTTGTATCAGGCGTTCCAAGCGCATGTGTGTCGTTTTGTACGTCTTTTTTGCTATTTTCGCGAGGAGACGATCTCGAACACAGTGTTGAGTTGCGAAGCTATTTCTCGCGCCTTTTTTTCTTCTTCCGCGATCTCTTCCGGAGTTTTGATTATGCCGTGGACGTAGACTTTATCCGTGTCCATGTTCTCCGAGTGCCCGTAGATTTGTTTAAGCGATTCCAGATCAAGTGTTGTCTTTAATCGACTGTAAGAAATAAAAGTGTGTCTCAACTCGTGGAGTGTTACGTCAATGTCGTGTAATGCCCTCCATTTGCGCCAATGATTGCCGAGAACTCTCGGGGATATCATCCTGCCCTCTTCGTTGCAAAAGAGATATCGCCCCTTCCCTGCCCGTCTCTGATGGCGTTCTATTTGTTCCAAGGCGATGTCCGTCAGCATCATTCGCCTTTCGGCTGCGTTCGTTTTGCCGTCCGTTATGTCAAAATCGTGGCTAATGGATTCATTGATTGTGATATACTCCCCGTCAAAGTCCCGCGTATTCTGCAACGCGCATAATTCCCCTCTTCGCAAGCCCGTCACGGCCAAGAAGCGAAAGCAGAAGATATAAAAATTCTCATCCTCTACTTCTTCCGAAAAGAGTAATCGCATTTGGTCAGGCTGTAATATTTTCTTCGGCTTGGTCGTGGCTGCGATCGGGTAGCTGAAGTACAAAGGCACATCGATGTCTCGGAGGTAACCTCTCGAAGCGCACCACTTGCAGAACGTGGTGATCGTTGTTGCAATTCCTTTCAGCGTTACAATAGACTTCGCGCCGTTCGCAAAGGCATTATCGATGACGGCTTGCCATTCTCTTTTCGTGATTTTTGCGACCTTATGCCCCTTGAATGCCGGTACGAGATGAGCTTTGCCTCGCCTTTCGATTTGCTTTGCAGACGTGATCTTGTTTTTCAAAGTGTACCAATCGATGAACTCTTCCCAGGCATCAATGAATCGCTTATTCTCCGGAGCGTCGTAAGCGTCAATCCATGCGTAAGCTTTCCTGTAACATTCCGCCTTTCCTGCGCGCTCTGATTCTTTCTTGCTGGTGACGGTCGTGCGACATCCTCGATCTCGGACGCCTAACCGCCATTCTTTGCGTTTCTCATTCCATTTTGGTATGCCGAGCGGACGATTCTGTCTTGACATGGAAAAACCTCCTTAACACCGGAGGCCTATGATACAATCAGTGTAAGCCTCCGGGCTGATCTGTGGCCGCTTCCTAAGTACTTTGGCGAGTGCGGGAAGCGGCTTGTTTTATTATCCGTTTTTTATCTTATCAATATACATAACACCTCTCTGCAATATGTCTTCCGGGATACCTGTAATTGTGCAATATCTAGAGTATGCGTTGCTATCGCTAATATCCTTAAACTGATGTGACAGGTCGTAGAATAGCGATTCAACTAATTTCTTATCCAACAACAGAGAGATCAATGATAAAATCATCGAATATGGATCACCTATGCCACGCTGCGCCCCACTGTCTTTTGATACATTTATCAGAGTTCCACCAAATTCAGGTATCAATTGAGAAAAGGAAAGTCTTTGCTGTTTGCTTATGCGCAAAGTGACAAACTTCAAGTTGTGAGCAATCGCGTTACGGAATTTTCTAATGGTTGTCAAAGCGTCCATTACAAAATCGTTGCGGTAATCCTCGTTTATTTCTATGCTAATCAAGTTTTCAACAACTTCACGTTTGTCTCGCGTACGAAGGCATGAAAACAGATCGATGCATGTGCTAAACGTTGCATTCTTGAAAAGAATCCAAGGGGGGATATGGTTGTGATTATCTATATAGAATCGGGTGGGGTTCTCTACCTTTTTGTTGTTCGGGTCACATAATTTATTAAGAGTGTTTAATGTGCGCTTGGTCTTTTTGTATATGCCGCGCTTCCTTTGATAAAATGATTCACTCAAATAATAGAATTCGTCCTCACTAATATTCTTAGAAATGACATATGCGAGAGCATTCTTAAAAGTGTTCTCCACATACATAGAATACTTAAAAAGAACATTCTGGACACCTGTGTTTAGCAGATGAAAAGAGTATACATCTTCGATAGTGGTTCCTTCTTCAAACAACTCGTAAACTGAATCAGGTTGACAATAGATTTCTTTGTAGCCATTAACCAAGTCGTAATATGAGACAGACGCAATGATTAATTTTGCTCGTTTCTCATCGTTGATTATCAGGCCGCGGTTCCGCAGTAATTCTATCAATTGATCGTATGTTAAAAATTTTTTGTCAAGTATCTGCATTGAAAGTTGCTTCCTTTTTTCGTGAAATCAAAAGAGCCGTATGGGCTAAACCATACGACTCAATCGACGATCACGAGACGGCACTCGCAACCAAGTTATCTAGATGTATGGTAACCAAATAAATTTGTGTTGTCAAATGATTTCTTGTTATGTTGCTTTTGTTGCCTATACTTATCTCCCCTAATAATGACGATTTTATTTTTTCTCCTTATAGTAATGCGTATGCGCTACCACCTTGCCTAAAATGGATGCCTCCTGATCATCGCCCTCACGCAACACAATCGGGGCGTAGGCAGGGTTTTCCGCGTTGAGGGTGATGTATGTCTCGTACTTATAGACGCGCTTAACGGCGGCGTCATCGCCCAATAAAACGACTGCAAGCTCGCCACTGTCTACTGTGGGCTGCTTCCGGACGAACACGAGGTCTCCGTCTTCGATGCCTGCGCCGATCATACTGTCGCCTTTTGAGCGCAGGGCGAAGTCGGCGTCGATGTCCGACTCGACAATATCGAGGTAGTCTTCTTCGGCGAACTCCGGCTTGCCGCAATGGACGTTCCCGATCACTGGGATTTTGCGGGTGGTGACTGGGAGCAATCCATGATTGGTGTAGTCGGTAGGGTCGATAGATTTATTAGATACACTTACTTTAGTATCTGGATCTATCATTTCGATTACTATATTAAAATCAATACCTATCACATCCGATACTGATTTTATCGTTTCAAGTGACGGTACTATTGGCTTTTTCGATCGGGAGTTTTTGTTTTTTTCAAGCATGGAAATATAGGCTTTACTCAATCCTGATCGTTTAGCAAAGTCATCCATGGAAAGGCCATGTGTTTCTCTGTATCGTTTTATTAATATGCCTAAATGCACGCTTGCCTCCTTTTATTACAATTGTATAACAAACTAAACAATTGTCAAGAATTTTGTTTAATCTACTTGACAAGCTGAAAATGATAGTATAGTATCATGTTAAGCAAGTTGAACAAGGGAGGCGAGAAGAAACAAATGCTTTTTAAATTAAAGGAAGTAAGAGAAGAAGAGAAGTTAACTCAAGAGGAGTTGGCTAAAAAGTCAGGCGTATCAAGAACTATAATTGCGGGGCTCGAAAGCGGGGCAATTACGACAACCACGACAAAGACACTAACCAAAATAGCAAAAGCTTTAGACCGAAAAGTAAGCGATATTTTTTTAGGTTAAATGTTAAGCAGGCTAAACATATGAAATTCCCAAGAGAAATTTACGCAATCAAACATAACGTTACAAAGAAAATGTACATAGGCTCTACTTGCAGATTGCAAGAAAGACTTAAGAGTCACCTGAATTCTTTGCGTAGAAACAAGCATACCAACAAAGGAATGCAAGAAGATTTCAACAATCACGGAGAAAATTATTCGTTTTATCGCCTAGACGTTATAGAGGGAATGGATGACAAGTCTAAAGAGTATGACTTTCAAAATCTTTATAAAACAAAAGATCCGAGATATGGATATAACAATTGGGACAGAGGTGGAACTTGCATAGAAATTCCCATCGAGAAAGGGAAGCCAAGCATTCCGGAGCGAGAAGAAACATAACCGCAACAAACTAACACAAGCACCGCCAGCGTTATTAGGCAAGGAGAGAGGAAGGAGAGGAAGATGAAAGGGAAATTAGCAGATATTCCGACTCAAGAACTGATTGACGAGCTGAATGGGCGTGATCTTTTCAAAGAGCTTGATAAGGAAAAGCGAGATTGGCTTCTTAAAAACGGGTTTAGACAAATCACAAAATATCAATTCATGGACGCTAACAGAGCTATGCTCTACAGCTTAGAACGGCTACAAAACTCCGCACTTGCGGAGAACCAAAAGAAATATCTTGTGGCTAAAGCCATTCGCGAATCTCTTTTGCAACCTGGTACCCCTTCCGAATCCACGATTGCTCATCAATCTGACGAAGAGCCTGAACATCCAAGACCAAAAGATAAATCTCATCATCCGCAAAATCGATGTGAACCAAACCATCTTTCTGAAGAGAAATGCAAAGATCTTCAAGATGATCGTAAGTCAGCCCCGGAGAAAGAAGCATGAGAGATTCGGCATCGTGATCTTTAACCCCTGTTATTGAATAGTGTTTTACAAGTTTTTTCAACAATAGGTCTCGTTGCTTTGAAAATTTCACAACACTTACCTCCCCCGCTTGGTGGTGAGGACAGCATAACACACAGAAAGGAGCAACCATGCGCAAGAAGAACTTCCACTATCTCTGGGGGATTCTGGGGATGCGGGGGTATCGCCAGACAGATCTCTGCAAGCCGACCAAGCTGTCGAAGTCTGCCATTGAAGCAAGGTTCGCCGGCAGAGTTCCTTGGTCATTACCGGACATGTACGCCGTGATGGATTACCTCGGCGTACCGCACAAAGATCTTCACCGGGTATTCCCGGCAGATATATCACAAACAGAAAGGAGCGTTTTTGAATGAAACATTCAGGAACAAAAAAGAGCGGCTCAACGAGCAATTACGCCGCTCTCCAACCTGATGGTTTAGCCCCTAAGGCTACAACCATCATACCATGCCGCGACCCGCTTGTCACGCTGGCGAGGATTTCGGTAGGCCTAGGTTGCTTACTCATGTTTATCCTCGGCGGCAAGCTCGATCACGAGATGCTCACTGGCGTGGGCATCTCGGAAGGGCTGTTCAACGTGTCGTTGGTGACGGCGATAAACGCCGTGATCGCCGGGCTGGTTGCGCTCAAGACGGAAGGAGCGTTCAATGCGAAGGAATGACAGTCCCGAATGGATCGCCCAACGTTGCAAGTGGGCGTACGAGGACGCGGTTGCCGAGGGAGACATTAAGACCGCCAAAGTGTTGCGTTATTGCCTTCTAGGCTCAACGTACGGGCGTAATCCGGCCTACAGGGAGCCGGCATACCTTCCTGCGAGCAATACGTTACGGCTTTTAAAGTCGATTGAAAAGAGCGATGGAAATGTTCGAGCGGATTAAATGCACATCTCGTCAAGACTGGCTCACTCAGCGCCGTAAAGGCATTGGCGGTAGCGACGCTTCATGCATCGTCGGCATGAATCCTTGGCGCACATCGGACGATCTCTGGGAAGAGAAGGTCGGCTTAAGGGAAGCTCCGGACATCAGCAATGAAGAGGCAGTGAAATACGGCAACGATGCAGAAGGGAGCCTCCGGCAACTTTTCAAGCTCGATTTCCCGGAGTACAGGGTTCATTATCGAAAGAATGAGTTGCTGCGAAACAAGCGCCTTCCGTGGATGCAGGCAAGCCTTGACGGCGAGCTGACGGATACGGAGGGGCGAAAAGGCGTCCTTGAGATTAAGACGACATCCATCCTTCAATCCATGCAACGCGAGAAATGGCATGACCGAGTGCCGGACAACTACTTTGTCCAGATCATGCACTATCTGCTGGTCACGGGATATGAGTACGCAATTCTGAAAGCCCAACTCAAGACAGACTGGCAGGGAGATATCCGCCTCACGACGAGACACTACACATTCGAAAGACAAGCACATATCGACGACCTGAAGGCCCTTCTCCGTGCGGAGATTCGCTTTTGGTCGCATGTCGAAAGCAAGACGCGGCCGCCTCTCAAGCTGCCGCCTATCTAATTAGCTAAAGGAGAACAACTTAATGGAATTAGTGATTTATTCCCCAACACCTGAAGACTTCGTGAAAGCGATTGAGTGGAATCATGACGAGCTCAAAACAGCTCTCACGAACGAACTCGAGAAATACAGACACTTGGTTTTTACACCTGAAACCGTCAAAGACGGCAAACGCACACTCGCCGATCTGCGCCGTTTCAGAACAGCGATCGAGGACAAGCGCAAAGAAGTCAAAAATCAGATCATGACGCCGTATCTCGATTTTGAGAAGAAGGTAAAAGAACTAACGGCCCTTGTCGACGAACCGATCGAAGCCATCGACAAACAGATCAAGTCCTATGACGAGCAAAGCCGAATAGAGAAATTCGCCGAATGCGAGGCCTATTTCGACGAAAAAGCGGAAGAGTTAAATCTCACGGGATTCATTGCCTGGGAGAGCCTCGAAAAAGCCGAATACGGCAATGTAAGCAAATCCATGTCACAGATTACTGAGGAGATCGATAACGCGTTAAATCGCGTTTGTGAGGCTCTCAAGGTGATTGACGAAATGGGGAGCCCTTACGCTTTTGAGATGCGTCAGGTTCTCGGTCAGACACTTGACTTGCAACAGGCACTTGCCAAAGGACAGCAACTTAAGGAAACCGCCGAACAGAAAGCGCGTTTTGAAGCCGAGCGGCAAGCGGAGCAAGAGCGCAGAGCCGCCGAGCGCGAAGCGCAAGCGAAGCTTATTGAAGAGGCCGGGAAAGCGAAGAAAGAAGAGCTGAAGGAAGAATCGAAAGAAGAAGAAAAGCTTCGACTCTACACGCTTCGATTCGAGGTTACCGGCACACGCGATCAGCTGATGCAGCTGTCGAAATTCTTACAAGTAAATAAAATCTCTTACTTACAGATTAAGGAGGACAAATAATCATGGCAAACAACAGAAATGCAATCGCGACACAGAAACAGTCTTTTTCAACGTTCATGGCGTTGCCAGCAGTTAAACAGAAGGTTTACGACATCGTTGCCGGCAAAGATGGCGACCGGTTCATTACTTCCATCGTGACCGCTGTCGGCACGAACCCGCAATTGGCTCAATGCGATTATTCGTCGATCCTGTCGGCCGCACTGTTGGGAGAGGCATTGAAGCTCAGCCCGTCACCGCAGTTGGGGCAGTTTTACATGGTGCCGTACAACGACAACAAGCGAAGAATGAAAGTTGCTCAATTCCAGTTGGGCTATAAGGGATACATCCAGCTCGCGATCCGGTCAGGACAGTATCGAGACATCGACGTGATCTGTGTCAAGGAAGGCGAACTGGTGAGCTACGATCCATTCCGTCAGAAGGGAGAGTTCAAAGCGATCTTGGATCCTCTCGCAAGAGAAAAGGCTGAGACCATCGGGTATTACGCCTATTTTGAGCTTCTGAACGGCTTCAGAAAAGAGCTCTATTGGAGCAAAGAACAGATGATCGCCCACGCGAAGATGTACAGCCAAGGCTACGCTTCTGATCTGGCCAACAACCGCGCATACACTTTCTGGAGCAAGAACTTTGACGCGATGGCACAAAAAACGATGCTCCGGCAGCTCATCAGCAAATGGGGCTTGATGTCTATTGAGATGCAGCAGGCTTTCTCGAGCGACATGGGCGCGATCCGTGATGACGGGTCTGTCGATTACGTCGAATCCTCCGAAGATGCCATCTTCAAAGATGTGACTCCGGCCGAAGAAGAGACTTCACCCTACACAAAAGAGCCTATGTTTATCCCTGATGCTGCTGAAGCGGAAGAAGGGCCGTTGCCGTTCGACGCGGGAGACCAAATCGATATCGAACAGGCGTTCTTCGGGTAGGAAAGGCGGAGGAACTTATGCTTGAATTGCCTAACAATCACTGTAAGCTGATCATCCGTTGCATCCCGAAAGGGAGCAAGTATGCGAGGAATCTGCGCGACGTTGCGCAAATGGCCGGTGTGTCCGAGCGTCAGACGCAAGAATACATCAGGCAGCTTCGAGAATACGGACACCCGATCGTTTCCATGTCATCCGGAGGCTATTTTATCCCGGACGAGAACGACCCGGTTGACATTGCCGAAGCTGAGCGCTACATGCTCATGATGCGCGGTCAGGCGACAGAAAGATTGCAGACAGTTAAAGCCATCGAGCATTGGCTCAAGGTCAATCGCAAGCCGGTACAGATGAGCCTTGACGCGTATGCGAGATGACAAACGACAGAGATCATTGTCAACGAGGTCGAATTCTGTGAGACGCGGAAGGCGGACGATCGCGTCGAGACAACAACGACGAAAACAGGTCAAGCTGACGACGACACAAGCTTACCGTTCGATTTTTAGAAATTCAAAAATGAATGCCAGGAAAGATAGGTGCTAATTATGGCAGTTGGCGACAGTTATTACCTAGTACACGATATTGACGCACTCAGTGATCTAAAAATCAGTGCCTTGGTTAATGAGTTTGGATTTGAGGCATACGGTTTATTTTGGGTGCTTCTCGAAAGAATGTTCCCGGAGGATGAACTTAGTCTTCCGTATGGTGACATGACTTTCACTGCTATACGTGGACAGACGTCTGCTAAGTGCGACATCAAAGGTTTTGTCGACCGAGCAATTGAATACGGACTTTTTGAGCGTGACGGGGAGTACTTTTACTCTCCGTCGCTCATTAGGCGGATGAAAATCATTGATGCCGAGGCAGAAGAAAAATCGCGCAAAGCTAGAGAGTCGGCCAATGCTCGTTGGAACAAAAGGCGCAAAGAGGTCGCAGAAAAAGGCGCGACAAAGGCAAGCGTCCGTAATGCAGAAGAATGTAACAGTTGTGCAACCGCAATGCGAACGCATAGCGAGCGCATACCAAGCGCAAAGCAACCGCAATGCGAATCGATGCGAAGCGATGCTAATGAACTGAACAGAACTGAACTTAGTAGTGGTACTAGCGCGCATGCGCGTGCGCGAGAGAATGTTAAGCAAGGTGATTCACATCCGCCAGATGTTGACAGCGATCCTTTGTCTCGTGTGATCGCCTTGTACGCTAGAGAGATCGACCCTGTCCCATCAACCATCGTCATTGCTCACATGGACGTACTCCAAAAAAAAGGCATGGAGCCCGACGTGATGCTGTACGCGATCAATGAAGCGGCAGCGAGTAATGCGAGGAATTGGAGATACGTGAAATCGATTCTCGACAATCTTGAGAAAGATAAAGCATTTTCCATGGACGCTGTTGCAGATCGACAGCGCAAGTTCGATCGAAGCAAGGGGAAAACACAAGGCGACAAGCGTGGCCTGCGCGACAATCGCAACAATTTTACTCCCGATATTGATTCAAACTATAGCGATCAAGACGAAACGTTCTCATTTCGTTTGCCGCGGCTTGAAACGGCTCAAGGAGGTTCGCCATGAACAGCAGAGCAAAAGGTGCTCGCGGCGAGCGCGAGCTGGCCGGAATCCTCAGAGAGCACGGCTACGACTGCAGGAGAGGGCAGCAATATAGCGGAGCCTCCGGAGACGCGGATGTGATTGGCTTGCCGGGAATCCACATTGAGGTCAAGCGCGTTGAGCGTCTTAATCTGTACGACGCGATGGCTCAAGCGAAAAGCGATGCTCGCATCGATAGCCTGCCCGCTGTGTTCCACCGTAAGAATCACTGCCGCTGGCTTGTCACGATGGATATAGACGACTGGATGGAGCTATACCGCGAGTGGGAAGCGGGGAAGGTACTTGATGACGAAGTAGAGGAGAGAAAAAATGATCCTTAAAGAATACAGAAAGTACACAGCATACTGCGACAGCTGTGGTGATTACTTGCCGCCTTGCGATACTTGGGGAGAAGCGATAGAAGCAATGCGAGATGAGGGCTGGCACTCAATACCAACGAGGAACGACGAATGGGAGAATTATTGTCCGCACTGCGGAAAAACAGGTGGAGGCTAATGTGAGTAAAGACTTTGGTTGCTCCGACTGCGTGTTTGCGCACATCGTCGAGACAAACCGCGGCAAATTGTACAGAATCTGCGCTAACGAGGACAGTAACTATTTTCTGGATGAGGTCAGCATGTGGGTATCGTGTCCGCTTTTGATGGACGACAAGGAGCTAGAGGTTGACTAAACATGACCGATCAAGACCGCGCCCGTGAGCGGCTGGAGGAGTATCAGCGTGCCGTTCGAGACACAAAGTACTGCCGACAGCGTATCGAGACCTTGCGTGAGCAGATGACTTCCTGCACGCATGCCGTTGGCGCGACCACGGGCGGCTGGACGGGGGATTGTGTTACAGAGACGATCGAAGGACGTAAAGAGGCAGGGAAGCCAAAGCCCACGCCGTCAGATGTCTCTGTTCCCGTTCTTCACATCCCTCGCGTTCGCCCCGGCACACGCGACTACAAAAGCGGCGAGAAGCACCTTGTCGCCCTGCTGGATCAGGTGGTAGAGTACGAGCGTAGGATCGAGCGGAATGCGGAGCTTTGCCGGACGATCGAAGCGGAGATCGACGCTTATTGTGAGCCGGAGCATGCACTACTTCTTAAGTATCGCTATATACAGGGAATGACCTACGGCGCGATTTCAAGAGCACTGAATTTCAGTGTTCGACATGCGCAGAGACTCCACGATGATGCTTTAAACGTATTTACTGACAATTTGCACAAAACGAACGGCTAAAATCTGTGCAAATGACAACACTTTTTCGCTTGACATAGTGGCGTAACTATGGGATAATAAAGACAGTTAGACAAGAGCTAGCGAATACGGAAGGCAAGGCCTAGAAAGGAAACGACATGAGTGGTATGACAAACGAACAGTTCCGCACGGTCCTCAGAATGGTCATCGAGATCATAAGAAGTGCGGAAAGCCGAGAAGAAGCTATCAAAAAGATTGAAGCCCTCCTAAATAGCTAGCGGAAGGGCCTCAAAGAAACAATACGGTGGGTGCGCTTGCCACACCCACCAGTATTCTAACACATGGCAAGCGGGAGGACAAATGCAGAAAAAACGAAAAGCGGTGTACAATCCGGAAGCAGACAGGCGTTGGCGAGAAAAAAACAAAGAACACCGTCGCTATCTCACCGACAGATCCTCTTCACGGCGCTTTATCCGTGATAAAGCGACCGAAGAAGACCTACAGGAATTAGAGGCAATGATTGCCGAAAGAAGGGAAAAACTCGAAAACATGTCATAAAATGTCATAAAATGTCATAAAATGTCGTGTTCGATCTGTGGTATTATATAAGCTAACAAAGGTGTCTAGAGCAGGCGGTCCGGAGCAGGGGCGTCTGCTTTTTTGTAAGAACAGAAATTTAACACTTGAAAACAAAGGTTGTTCATGCTATCCTCTAAATGCAGATGGGGAACCATGCTGTACACTCGCGGGACTGAATTGACGTTTAAGCGACATGTAATGTTGCCAGCCGTGAGGGCCGCCGAAAGGCGGCTTTTTAATGGGGAAGTATGGATCTTTTTGTTTATTCTGATGAATCCGGGGTATTTGATTACGTTCATAATCAAATTTTTGTGTTTGGCGGCGTAATATTTTTATCCAAGACATCTCGAGATAAGGGTGTTAGGAAATACATTTCTGTTGAAAGATCGATGCGTAACAGATCCTGTCTTAGTGGCGAGCTAAAAGCTTGCACGTTGTCTAATAAGCATAAGGGCAAATTATTCCGTTCGATGAACGATGTAATAAAATTCGGCGTTGTTATAAATCAAAAGAGAATTTTGAAGAGTATTTATTACCACAAAAAATCGAAGCAGCGTTACTTAGATTATGCGTACAAGATTGGGTTGAAAAAAGCTCTGTTACAGATGAGTGATAGGGGGATAATCAATCTGAGCGAAATTGATAACATCCATGTGGTCTGCGATGAACATACAACGGCGACGGATGGAAGATATGAACTCCAAGAAGGCCTTTTGATGGAATTCAAATACGGAACTTTCAATGAAGATTGGCAGAAGTTTTTCCCTCCCATATGTCCTCAAATGCAAGGTATAACGGTCGCATATCGGAATTCGGAGAGCACAACAGCAATTCGCATGGCGGACATTGTAGCTAACAGAATTTACTACCTCGCAAGAGCGAATAAATTGCATGAGATTGAAGATAAAGTGTTTTTTAGTCTATTACCATAGCATGATAAAATTCTGATAAATTCTGTGCGCTCAACACACAAACCGCCTCCGGGCGGTTTTTTCATGCGGTGAAAGGGCAGGCGTAAGACAGCTCATGTGCGACTCCTCGCATGGCCCTGCCCTGCCGCTGTCTTCGCACAGAGAGAGGAAGGGAGGCGGCGATGCAAATTCAGGAGATCGCGGTCAATAAGCTAAAACCGTATCCGAACAATCCTCGCGTGAATGATCATGCCGTGGAAGCGGTAAAGGCGAGCATTCGCGAATTCGGGTTCAAGGTGCCGATCGTGGTTGACAGAAGCATGGTGATTGTCACCGGACACACACGTCTCAAGGCGGCAAAGCAGCTGAAAATGAAGACGGTGCCTTGTATTGTTGCCGAGGATTTGACCGATGAGCAGATTAAGGCGTTCAGGCTTGCCGACAACAGGGTGAGCGAGGAGGCGACATGGGACCTTGGGAAGCTTGAAAAAGAATTGCAAGAATTGTCATTCTCTTTTGATATGGGAGACTTCGGCTTTGATCTTGACACATCAAACCTGAGCTTTACAGATGGCCAAAATTCGCGTTCCTCTTCAAACAGCACACTGGATACAGGCGAAGACGAGGACAGCCGTTTTGAGGGCGATGCCAGCGAACAAACGGAACGCCTTTATTACGGGGACGAGCGGGAGAAAACAATAACTCTGTACAGGCTCTATGACTATGACCCTTCTCGTGTCGCCGGGATGTACCAGATGCCGACGCTGGAAGCGACACAGCATATTCCGGAGCGGTTAATCGGGTTTAATTACATGCTGACGTCCGATGAGTATGATGCCGGCATTCATTTTTATCTTGACGACTATCAGTTTGAGAGAATCTGGAGGCGTCCGGCGCTTTACCTTGAAAAGCTCTCAGCTTTTGATTGTGTGCTGACGCCGGATTTTTCGCTGTATATGAACATGCCGCTGGCCATGAAGGTGTGGAATATCTACCGAAGCCGTCTGATCGGGCAGATGATGCAGGATTACGGAATTACGGTGATCCCAACGCTCTCATGGGCGGAACCGGAGACCTTCGCATTCTGCTTCGACGGCATCGAGTCCGGCGGCACAGTGAGCGTGTCCACCATCGGCGTCAAGCAAGATGAAAAGGCAAAAGCGATCTGGAATGCCGGCATGGACGAAGCGATGAAACGCCTGCATCCTTCTGCCATCGTCGTTTACGGCGGCGACATCGGCTATGACTTCGGAAGCACGAGAGTCGTGCATATTGAAAACGAGGTTACGCGACGTTGGAAAGGCGGGGTAAAATGTGGGTGGTAGAGGACAAAATTTTTATCCTAAAGGCTCTAAGGCGTACAGGGCGAAGGTTGCAAAAATAGCAAATGCAAAAATAAAAGACTACTTGTTGCATCCGGAAAAGTCGAACGGTAAATACAGAATATTCAATGCCATTGGTTACAATTATCAGAATTGGCGTAAGTTGGAACGGGATCTGAGAAAAGGATTGCGAGAGGGACGGCTACAAGCAAAGGGCAATGCGCAGGACGGAACATCGTTATTTAGCGTTACAATGGATTTAGGGATAGGGGTCAAAAGAAGTACTGTTACTATCTGGGCGGTTAAAGATAAGAGAGGGAGACTGCATTTTGTCACGGCATACTAGGAGGGTGAGTCATTTATTATGTTGAGAGAATATGACCGCGTGATTGACACAATATCTAAGAAAACGGGCACCATTGTGTATATTACGGACGGCAATTTTGAGAAGGGCATCGTTAAGGAATATTTGTTTGAGCCAGATGATCACTCATTTGATCCGGTATTTAGGAGCTATGAGCAACTAAGTAAACTGACTGAACATACTCGGGAAAAGAGCAAAGGCTGGTTTTAGTGGCTTAAAACGCCTTGATTGAGGAATACTCCAGTTCGATTCTAGTGGCCTTGCTTTTTAGCACCCTTCGGGGTGCTTTTTATGTCCGGAAGGAAGAAAAACAATGGGCGGCAGAGGGGCGTTTTTTAATAAGAAAACCGGGCAAGGACGATTAATTAAGAAAGAGTTTCACACAGTTGCCACGATTCGAGGAATTCAGGTTCTGAATAAGAATGATGAATCTAAAGCCCCGGGTTTGCCTTTTATGTCAGGATCTCCAAATCGAACGTATGCAGTACTTAACAGCAAAGGGGAGCTTGGGTCTATCGGTTACTATGATGAAAAGAAGCAGATGTATAAGCGTGTGGATTTCGACAAATCACATGGTGGCATGAAGCCACATGTAAACATTGTGGCAAACGGTGTTACAATTGGCACAAGGTCTCTGACACCTGAGGAATTGGCTGACGGAGAGCGTATAATGAAATGGAAGAAAAATACGACACGGAGGTTCTAGCAATGACACCCGATGCAGTGCGTGAAGTGTATGAATATTATGCCCGAAGTGGTTCGATGAGGACTTCCTACAACGGAGAGTACTATTTCTTTGATACCGACGGTCCCGGTCCATCAGTCCGTAAGTCGTTTGACAATACAGGTGATCCGATTTTTACACTTCCTGAAGATGAGCCGTTCATTAATCTACTTGATAAGTTTAAGCTAGATGGTGTAAGCATACGAGAGTTGCTAGACAGTGGAGATGAACGTTTTGTCGTAGAACACCTGTATTAATATCGTTGATGTTAAGTGATAGAATAAAATTGAAAACCGGACGTCGAGAAGCCTAGAGGCAAGTGTAGCGACACACCATTTGTTTGGTTAGAAGAGATGAGGGGAGATGCACACCCTCTCGGTTTTCAAAAGGCACCCTTCGGGGTGCTTTTTTATTGCCTGCGAAAGGGGGGTCGGAGAGGAGGGATTAGACGATGGCCAACGAGGAAAATTTAATCCCTTTTGATGAACGAAGCGAGAGCGAAGCGAGAGAAAATGGAAAAAAAGGTGGAATTGCAAGCGGCAAAGCGAGACGCAAAAAAGCGAACTTGAAGAAGGCTCTTGAGACCATATTGTCCTTGGAGGTGCCGGACGAAAAGTTAGCGGCGCGTCTTAGCACGTTTGGCATCGATCCGACGATGGAACAGGGGCTGGCGTACAGCCTTGTGGTTCGAGCAATCGCGAAAGGAGACCCGAAGGCGTTTGAGACGATCCGGAGCACACTTGGGCAGACGACCACGTTACAAGACAGGCAAGAGCAAAAGGCGCGCACAGAGAAGCTCAAAGCGGAAAAGGAAAAGGCGCTGGTTGAGCTTGAGCGCGTCCGACAGTCACCGGAGGAATCGGCAAGAGAAAGCGTCCAAGCTTTTGTGTCGGCGACGAAACCGGACACGATCGATATTGCCGAACTATTTGCCGAAGAAGAAAGCGACGGTGAACGGGATGAGGAAGAAAGCGCACGCGTTTGAGTTTCAGCCGTTCTCGACGAAGCAACGCAAGCTCTTGTTCTGGTGGGAACCGTCGTCTCCGGTACGTGATCACGATATGGTTATTGCCGACGGCTCCATACGCTCCGGGAAGACGATCGCTATGCTCTGCAGTTTCTTGCGATGGTCGTTTGCACACTATAAAGAGGAGGATTTCATCATAGCGGGAAAGTCGATGGGCGCGCTTAAAAGGAACGTTGTCAAGCCGATGCAACAGATCCTTCAAGCGTGGTCGCTTCCCTACTCATATAACCGTTCGGAGAACTATATCACAGTAGGCGGGAACACGTATTACCTCTTCGGCGCAAACAACGAAGCGAGCCAAGACGTGTTGCAAGGCTTAACGGCGGCGGGAGCGCTGGCGGATGAGACGGCGCTGTTTCCGCGATCGTTTGTCGATCAGATGATCGCCCGGTGTTCACGTGACGGCGCGAAGGTCTTCATGAATTGCAACCCGAGGGGCCCGTCACACTGGTTCAAAAAAGAATTTATTGACTTAGCGAAAGAGAAACACATTTACTACCTGCACTTTCAGCTCAACGACAACAACACGCTGTCGGAGAGCGTGAAAGAGCGGTACATGCGGATGTACACAGGCGTCTTTTTCCGCCGCTATATCCTCGGCGAATGGGCGCAAGCGGAAGGCTCCATTTACACAGGCTTTGATCGGCATCGACACGTGTGGAGCCAAGACAAACTGGAGGCTTACATTGAGGCGAATCCTTTTTCGTTTTTTACGATTGGGGTTGACTTTGGCGGTAGCGGCTCCGCGTCCGTGTTTACACTCGTCGGGTTTACGCGCAACTTCAAAAAGGCAATCGTGCTCGACGAGTATTACGATCCTGACAATTTCAGCGCCGACCACCTTAAGGGTGCATGGGTACAAAAGACGGAGCGATGGAAAGCGATGTACCCTCGCATCACGGACGCCTATTTGGATCATGAAATGCTATTGATTAAGTCATTTCGACAGGCGACGCCGCAAATCCCCGTGCGGTATGCGCGAAAGTTGCCGATCGCCGACAGGATCAGTGCGACGGACATGCTCATGGCGACCGATAAGCTGGTCGTCATGGAAAACTGTAAACATCTAATTGAAGCGTTTGAATCGGCTGTATGGGACGCTCGAAAGCCGGATGAGCTTGTGCGACTGGATAACGGCACGGTCAATATCGATAGCCTTGACAGCTTCGAATACGCGACGGAAAAACACTATCGCGATTTATTGAGGATATAACATGCGCATCATGAACAAGATAAGAGAGGTACTTTACAAAATGCACTTCATTCAAGGGATCAAAGACAAGTTCCAAGATAAGCGTATTCCGGACTGTCAATCGTTCTACGATACGTACATCAGCGCATGGAAGAACGCGTATACGGTCGATAAGATTCAAAAAGACTGGCTACGGACGCACAAAAAGACAGTCCTGTCGCCCGGCGCTACAAAACGCACACGTGACGGGCTTAACATGGCAAAGATTCTATGCGAAGAACTCGCGGGGCTTATTTTCAACGAGGAGTGTACTATTTCCGTGAGCTCCGATCAGAAGAAAATAGCACAACAAGAGGACGATCCCCTTGACACTTTCGTTCAAGATGTCCTTCAACGAAACAGCTTTTGGTCTAAATTTCAAAATCTGATCGAAATGGAACTGGCGCTTGGCGGCGCGGCGATTAAACTCAGTCATGACGGAGAGCGAGAGATCAAGTTCTCTTATCTCATGGCTGACCAGTTTATCCCCGTCGGCTGGACGAATAGGGGCATGACTGAGGGTGTCTTTGTGACACAGGAAAAACGCGACCGCTACTATTACACGCTCTTTGAGTGGCACTTGCTGAAGACGGCTGAGGGCGAGCTGAAACGGGAGCTTGAATACAATCTCTTTGAATCGTCTAACACGGATCATCTCGGCGTCGAGATTGACGTCAAGCGCGTCTACCCGGAGCTTGAGCCGGTGCTTCGAATTAACCGCGACGTGCAGACTTTTGTCTACTTCGCACCGAACACCGCCAATAACGCTGACTTCGCCCTGCCCTTAGGCATTTCCGTCTTTGCGAACGCCTTAGATACACTAAAACAGCTCGACATCGCGTTCGATTCGTTCGGGCGGGAATTTGTCCTCGGTAAGAAACGGATCATTGTCCCAGCGGCGGCAATCCGAGAAGTCGTTGTGCCAGGGATTGACTCTGAACCTTTACGTTACTTTGACGCCGATGATGAAGTTTATGAAGCGTTCGACTTTGACAAGATGGACAGCTTCCAAATTCAGGATAATACCGTCGTCTTGCGCGTTGAAGAGCATGTCAAGGCCATCAATGCGTTGCTCAATATCTTGTGTATGCAAACGGGACTCACGGCCGGCACGTTCTCATTCGATGTGGCGCAGGGGGTAAAGACCGCGACTGAGATCATCAGCGCCAACAGCAAGACGTACAAGACGATCAAAGGGCATCAGAACCTCATCCGTGAAGCAATTGAGTCGGTCGTGCGTTCGATCATCGAGTACGGAAAGATGTACGGGCAGATCCCTGAATCGGCGACGTACACCGTCACGGTGGGGTTTGACGATTCGATTGTCACCGATAAGAACGCCGACATCGACAACGTCATCAAGCTGACGTCTGCGGGTCTCATGAGTAAGCGCCGAGCCCTGATGGAGTTGAACGACTGGCCTGCTGAAAAGGCCGAGGAAGAGCTTCAGCAGATCCATGCGGAGGCATCGGTGCCGTCAACCGATCGGCAGGACATTTTCGGTCAAGAGTAATGAATGCGAAAAATCGAGGAGGCCGTCATGAAACCGACTCCAAATGAACTGGCCATCCTCGCGCACGAGGTTGCACGTATTTACGGGACGCTCGAAGAGTGGATAATCGTAAGGATCGTGAAGCGCTTGTTGGACGGAGCGCCGGAGCTTCCGGCTGAAGTGAACGCATGGCGGATTGAGAAAATCCTTGCGTCGGCGTCATTCAAGCGTGAAGCCATCGCCATGATGGAAAAAGTCTTAGGCGATATCCCGCTCCAGATTGACCGAATGCTTTACCATACAGCACGAGAGTCTGTCGACGGCGGCGACGGGGCGACGTTGCAAGAGGCTTGGGAACGTGGATTAATCCGAACGATGCCGGAGCCGGACATGGCAGCGCAGACAACATTCATGCTTGAGAAACTCAAGGAACAGGCGCTCGACCGGATGAATCTCGTGAATACGTCCATGCTGACGAGCGCGCAACAACAGTACATCGATACTCTCAATATCGCCGCCGGCTTCATGATGTCCGGAGAGAGCCCTCACGAGGCGATGAAGACAGCCACGCGCAGGCTGGTACGAGAAGGCTTAACAGGGTTTTATGACCGCGCAGGGCGGCGCTGGGAGCCACAGAGCGCCGTTGAAATGATCCTTCGCACCACGGGGAACAGTGCCGCCAATCAGGCCACTTTCACACGAATGGATGAGGTCGGATGTGATGTCATCGTCGTAAGCGCTCACTTGGGGGCGAGGCCAAAATGCTCACTCGTTCAGGGGAAGCTGTTCAGTCGATCGGGTACGACAAAAACCGTGACGGACAAAAACGGCGCTGTATGGCAGGTCGGTGACTGGAACAAGACAAGCTACGGTGAGCCGGACGGTATCTTAGGCATTAACTGCCGGCATCACATCGGCATGTTCTTCGACGGACTGTCGGAAAACAAACAAGAACTCATCGACGAGACGAAGAACCGTGAACGCTACGAACAGGAACAAAAACAGCGGCGCTTAGAACGTGAACTCCGCAAGGCGAAGCGTGAGCGCGATATCGCAAAAGAAATCGGCGATGAGGACGCGGCAAGACGTGCCAACACGAAAGCACGGGCGAAGTCAAAAGAACTGCGCGATCACATCGACAAGTATGACCTTAGAAGAAGCAGGGTTAGAGAAAGGTATCATGCGGCAACAAAATCTGTAACTGCCAACGTTCCAAAAGACACAGGTGTTGCGGATCCTGCGTACCTAAATAAAAACGACCCCTTGTATCATTACGCAAAAAAGATAAAACCACTGGAAGGATATTATGACGTGGTGGCGCATTCTGACGAGTTCAGTTTTGTTACAAGGGATGCAAACGACAATGAAACAACGATCTCCGCGGCTGAATTTTGTGAATGGATAAAAAACACGCCTAGCTATAACGGAGGACCAATCAGACTCATTGCATGTCGCGCAGGAGCGGAAAATGGCGTGACAGCACAGGCAGTTGCTGATATACTGCAAGTGGAGGTTTTAGCCCCAAACAAAACGGTATACGTCTATTTTGACGGGCAATTACTCGTTGCGGATGAGCTTACTGACGAGCAGGGTAATAAATTGGGGCGACCTGATACTGAACGAAAGGGGGAGTGGCGAATATTTAGGCCGAGAAGAAAATGACTTGGTTTCCGCATCTAATTGATCTTGAGTACAATGTCCAGACGGATTGTTGTAATGCTTCCCCTTACCCTGAAAAGAGTCTGATCATAGACTATCTGCATCGAGGTAAAATTGATATTGCAGCATCAGGGAGTGCTGAGGATGCATTTACCGGCGAAACAATAAAAGGCTCTTACGTTGGCTTAAATGATGGAACGTACCATTGGTGGTCTACGACGGCATACTATGTGGATCGTTATAATTTGAGACTTCCACAAGAGTTTGTTCAGCACGCAATAAATAGAATGATAATCCAGCAATAACAGCGCTGTTCTATAGCGCGCTGAAACCCTAAACCGCCCATCGAGGCGGTTTTTCATGCAAAAAACTAAGGAGCAAGCAAAATGGCAAAAGATGATTATTTTGTAATTGTATATCACATTTGCAAATACTTATACGAGCAATTGAAACAGGGTAAAACTATTGATGTTGAAGCGATACAGCCGATCAATAAGCACTTTGCAATCAATCAAAAGTATTGGGAATACATAATCAGCAATTTGTATTCAGAAAATTACATCACAGGTATTACTGTTTATCGTGCAGATGATGAAATACACATAACTGATCTTGAAAATATTTCGATCACACCTAAAGGGATAGAGTATCTTCAAGAAAATCGCATGCTGAAGAAAGTAGCAAACACCCTTAGAACGATAAAAGAAATAACACCGATGATTTGAGAGGCGGTTTTTTCATGTCCGGAAGGAGGCAGAGATGACACAAGATCAACTCAGACGAGGAAACGAGATTAACGCGCTTTTGGCGGAGAAACGAGCAATCGCAAGCGAGATGCAAAAAGCCAAACAGCTTTTCGCAGCAGGAACGCTAACAGTGGGAACGTATACTATCCCCGTCGTTGCGACGACGACATCGACGATCATCGATCAGGCGTACCTCGACATGATGGACGAGATCGCAACGCTTGAACAGGAGTTTAACGCACTGTAAACAATTTACATGGGACAGGACCTCTCGCACCTCTCGACGAAGTGCCCCAGAGAGGACGTGAGCCGCTCGCGAGGGTGGCTTTTTATATGCCGTTTTACCGGGTAAGGTCGGTTCGACTCCGACAAACGGCAACGGGGCTCCTTCTTGGGCAAGACCCAAACGACCTGAACACGTCGTTAAAAGGCTCATCTAACGTCGAGCCTTTGCCATTGCACACACGACGAGAAGGCTTTCTGATACAAAAGGCATTGCCGCATCGGCTCGGCGTTAGATGGGGATGAGATGAGTATCGACCGGATGTTAAAGCCGAAGTGCAGCATCCGGAACACGGGGGCGGGACCCGTCATCTCCACCAGCTCGTACGAGCACCAAAACGGCCGATGAGGCGACACGTGGTCGATGAGACCGGAAGGAGGGCAACGATATGCCTCAAGAAAATGCAACGGTAAAACAAACCGAGATGCACGTTGATGAGACGGCATCTGAGGAAAAAGCGCAAACGCCACAAGCTGATGAAGCGTCGAAGGCGTCGGAGAAAGAAGAAAAAACGTACACGCAGGCGGATGTGGATAACTTGATCAACATCCAGAAAGCCAAATTGCCACCTGAAAAGGAATGGAAGGCTTTCAAGGCGTGGCAAGCGGAACAGAAAAAGGAAGCGGACAGCAAGCTCGACGAAGAGACAAGGCAGCGCATCGCTCAACAGGAAGCGGAGAACAGACGCTTACAGGCGCAAGTTGCCGCTTTAAAACTGGGCGTTAAGGCGGAAGCAACCGATGACGTTGTCACCTTGGCGACAGCTCGTCTCTCGGACACGGTCACGATGGATCAGGCTATTCGTGATGTGTTGCAGGCATACCCTTCCCTCGCATCGAATACCGCTCAAGAAACATCAAAGCAACCCGCCATCGTTGTACCGCAAGAAAACAAACCGATTGCGACGGGCGGGGTAAATTCGTGGATGAACGACATTATCCGCGGAAAGAAAGGAAATTAAAAAATGGCAGATGTACACCTTACAAGAACACAGGCTGAAGCATTAATTCAGCCGGAAATTTCTCGGGAAATCATTAAGGATATCCCCGAACAATCGGCGGCCTTGAAGCTCATGCGCAGGCTCCCTAACATGAGCACAAAAACACGTGTCATGCCCGTTTTGTCACAGACGCCTATGGCGGGTTTCGTCAATGGCGATACGGGGCTTAAACCGACATCGACGGCCGCATGGGAAAAGAAGAACATTGTGGCGGAAGAGATTGCCGTGATCGTTCCTATCCCTGAAGCTGTGCTGGACGATTCGCAGTATGACATTTTCGGCGAGATCCGTCCGCTCATCGCCCAAGCGTTCGGGCAGGTCATCGACGGTGCGATCTTTTTCAACGTCAATAAGCCTGAAACGTGGCCGACGGGCATTGTCACCGATGCCGTCGCGAAGCTCAAGAAAACCGTGTTGGGGACGGGCGTTGACATTGCGGCGGACGTTGATGCGCTTATGGCGCTGATTGAAGCGCAAGGGCTTGACGTGAACGGTTTTGCGGGTGATGTATCCGTTAAATCAAAACTTCGCGGATTGCGCGACAACACCAACGCGCTCTTATTCCAGCCCTCGCTGACGGCCGGTACACCGTCCACACTGTACGGACAACCGCTCGAGTTCATTAAGAACGGAAGCTGGGACGCGACAAAAGCACTCATGATCGGCGGAGATTGGAGTCAGGCGGTCTATGCGATCCGTCAGGATTTGACGTACAAGATCCTCGATCAGGCTGTTATCACTGATGCGACGGGTAAAGTCCTCCTCAACTTGGCGCAACAGGATGCGGTCGCCTTGCGTGTGGTCATGCGCCTCGGGTGGCAGATCGCGAATCCCATTCGCCCGCTTTCGGGGAAGGATGATGCCAATCGCTACCCCTTCGCTGTGCTTGAGCCCGCAGCGCCGTCAGTGCCTTAAACGACAGGACAATCCTATGGTCAAGGTTAAACTGCTCACCGATACATATCACACGGAATACGGGACGCTCTCAAAGGGAGCGTCTCTTTCCGTCGACGAACGTACGGCAAAGCGCTGGGTGAACTTGGGCATTGCGGCGGAAGCGGCGAAAACAGCTGCTAAAAAAGGAGCGAAAACGAAATGATTGTAAAAGCTTTTCGACCTGTGAAAATCGCGGGGAAAATCGTCCCACCGGATACTGAATTTGAGGCGCCGCTCGAAGTCGTCGAGCGACTGCGAGAAGCGGGGGCGGGAATCTCGGTCATTGCCGAGGGTCCGTCTGTTAAGAACACGGAAGCTAAACCAAAAGTTCAAGCAAAGCCTAAAGCAAAAGCCAAGGCGAAGAAATGAGGCAAGGCCATGATCACATGCTACGTGACTGCCGACGAAGCGGCAACGAACATTCGGACTTTCCGTGGAACGGTCGCCGCGTCCGCATTTGACGCGTTGGCTGTGGACGATAAAATGGCGGCCATCATGGGCGCTCAGCTCGCTTTTGAGCGGCTCTCTTACCGAGGACGTAAAAGTGATCCGACCCAAAAAGAGGCGTTCCCTCGCGTGATTGACGGCACGGACGTCGGCATACCGGAAGCGCTGAAAGTGGCCCTGTCTTTACAGGTTGCATCAAGGCTTTCTTCCGGAGGCGAGGGTGCCTCTTTGAATGCTCTTCAGGGCGCGGGCGTGTCAAATTACAGCATCGCAGACTTTAGTGTCGGGTTTGACTCGGCATCTATGGCGGCTGCTCGATCTCGGCACGGCCTCACGGAGGACGCGTATTCCCTGATTGCTCCCTATCTACTGAAAGGCGGGCCGGTCTATGTTAGCGAATGATCTTGTCGCGATGGCGCTTAATCAATCGATTGCTTGGCACAAAAGGACCGGGATCGACCACTACGGCGATCCGGATTACGCACCGGCAGCAAACATCAAGTGCAGAGTGAGTTATCGAAACCGTCTCGTCCGAAATAAGGACGGTGAGGAAGTCACAAGCTCTGCACAGATCACGACGCTTGCTCCGGTTGAGATCGGCGACAAGTTGATCCTCGACGGGCGAGTGTTCCTTGCGATTGATGTGAGTAAGCCGCAGACGTTTTCCGGTCAGGAACACAGAAGGGTGGTGTTTGTCTAGCATGGGGCAATGGGCGATTAAAACGAGCGCGGATTACAAAAAGTTCATGTCAAGCATGAAGCAAAAATTTAAAGTGCTCGAAAAAGAGATGCTCACATCATCCACGAACGCCATCTACGGATGCCTCGCCGACACGCTCGAAAAGTCAGTGCCTCGCGCACCCGTCGAAGAGGGTTCGCTTCGTGAATCCGGACATGTGAGCGTCAATGGCGTCCGCTACATGCGCGGCAACAAAGACGGTAGCGTGTCGGAAATAACGACGTTTGATCCGACACCGGACGCGACCGAGGTCGAGTTTGAGATCGGGTATTCCGTCGAAGGCGGCGGGTCCGGGCGTGAGGGTGATGTGAACGCCTATGCCATCGTGCAGCACGAGCACACGGAGTTTAATCACCCGAAAGGCGGCGAATCGAAGTTTTTGGAATCGGCGGTGGATGAAGATCGCCCCACATGGAAGAAGCGAATCGCGGAAGAGATGAAAAACGCAGTACGAAACGTGAAATGAGGTGAGCATGGCAAACTTTTTTGATGACATCAAAAGCTTCATCGAAGGACAGGGCTACGGCCCTGTTTTTTGTGAGTTCCTGCCTGCGTCTCCTGATCACGTGATCGCGGTGTTCGTGTATGGAAACCTCCCGTCGAAGGACGGAACGCTGACACGCTTGACTCAGATCCAAGTGAGGCATGAGAGTGCCCCTGACGCCTATCGGATAGCCACAGAGCTTTCGCACATGCTCGACTCCGGCTCCGAAGAACAATTAATCAATCTGACACAAGAACGATGGTGTCACTGCACGCCCCGGAAACGTCCGCGTTCGTTCGGGCATGACGATAAAGGGCGTACAACTTACTATTTTGAGGTCTCCATCTGGGGACCGGACGGCTTATAAAAGCAGAAAGGAAATAAAATGATCAAGAAAAAAGCACTAAAAGGCTTGAGGGAAATTAACTTGTTCCCCGTTGTCACAAACACTGAAGACGGTTACTCCGTAGGAGAGATCTTGCGACTTCCGGCTGCTCAACAGCTCACGAGAGACGATCAAACGGACGAGTATACCATTTATGCCGATGACGGCGTGTACGATTCAGGCACGGATTACAAGTACTCGGACATAACCATCACGGTTGCCGAGCTAGCACTTGATACGGAAGCCAAGCTCACGGGCGGGCTGTACGCCGAGCCGGACGGCATCTATTCGGCGCGCAATCTCGACGAGGCACCGGAATACGCTCTCGCCTATGCGGCGCTATACAAAGGCGGTTATCGCCTCTTCCGTCACCCGGTCGCGAAACTGATGAACGTCAAGGTCGACCACGCGACGAAGGGAGAGGGCAACGAGATTGCGCCGTATGTCCTGACATTTAGGGTTTACCATCGCAAAATTGACGGAACGTATCGGGAAATCAAGGACGTCGAGTACAACGACGGTTTCACTTGGATTCAAGGGATTGAGCCGCTTCCTGTCACGCCGCCTGCCGGCACGTAAGGATAAACAACACTCTCTGGCGGCTGTCTCATTTCTGAGGCAGCCGTCATCCAATGTTCGCTACAAGGAGACAGTTCATGCTATTTAAAAATCGAAGGCAGTCGGTTGACCTTACGTTACCCAAAGAGAAAAACGTCCACGGAATCACCATTAAAAAAGTGCCCGTCGGGAAGTACGTTGCGTCGATGGAGGATATCCAGAATCTGCCCAAAACGATCATGGAGAAATGTTACCCCGACGAGGATCTTCAGAGCGTTATCAACCGCGCAAAAACGGCGGACAGAGAGTTTTTGCTCGACTTGTTCGGAAAACTCATGGTTCACGCTCCCGAGATCATTGTTGACCTTGCCAGCCTCTATCTTGATGTCGGAAAAGAGGTACTGCTCTCACTCTCACCTTCAGAGCTCCTTGATGTACTGGAAGCGTGGTGGGAACTGAATGATTTGTCTGATTTTTTCGGGCGCGTCTGGAAAAAGATCAAACCGATGCTAACCGGTCAACTCCAGACACAGACGCTTGGCTCCAGCGCTGGTTAGCCATTGCCGAATCGATCGGCATTAGCAAGCGCGAATTATTACAGGATTATTACTATGACGAATTCCTCGTTGTCTTGGATGAATACAATGCGTTGCATAGGCTTGACGACGAGAAAGATGATATTGCTGAAGTAGATGCGGGGGAATGGTAGAAAATGGATTACGAAGTAGATCGCTTGGTGTTTGTCGTCCGTTCCATCGCTGATGGCATCGACAAGGGTTTCAAAGCCGCTGAAAAAGCGGCGACCGACATGGCCACCACCTATGAAAAGGCCGAAAGAACCGAAAAACAGCTTGAGAAGGCGCTGCAATCGCTCAAAAAAGAATTGGATCAGGCCAATAAGGCCGACAGCGAGCACGCGGCGGCCATTGAACAGAAAATCGCAAGCTTGGAAGAAGCGCGAACGAGCCTCAAGAGCTATGTCGATTCTGAACGAAAGCGTACGGAAGCTGTACAAGAAGCGGCGCGAGCTGAAGCACAGTCCGCCCAGCAGAGACAAGAAAGTCAGGCGCAGATGCTTGCGGCGGTCGCCGTCGTTGGTGTCTTGATTCGGGGCTACAAAGGACTCAGCGCCGCACTGCAAGAGTCGACGAGCGCCTATTCCGGCAACAGAAATGCCATGGTCGGTCTTCGGTCGATCGCCGAGGGTACCGGTCAGGATATGGGCGTAATCAACAAGGCGGTGCAAGATCTTACCGCCGATGGGCTCATTCCGCTAGAGCAGGCATCCACCGCCGTCAAGAACCTTTTATCGCGAGGGTTTGAGGCACAGGAGGCCATCGACATCATCTTGCGCCTGAAAGACGCGGCGGCGTTCGGCCGACAAGCGAGTTATTCCCTTGCAGACGCTGTCATGACGGCGACAGAAGGACTGAAAAACGAAAACAGTATCTTGGTCGATAACGCGGGCGTCACAAAGAACGTCGCTAAGATGTGGCAGGACTACGCCAAGGCACGCGGCATCACGACTGAGGCCATGACGCTCGCTCAGAAGCGCGAGGCCGAGTATCTCGGCATCATGGAAGAGACGCGCCACCAAGTCGGCGATGCGGCAAAATTGTCTGCCGAGTTTACCGGCTCACAACTGGCATTGGAAGCAAGTACGCGCAAGCTAAAGGTGGCCATCGGAGAAGCCAATGTCGTTGGGCTGTCGCCTATGCTCTCGATCTTGAACGAGCTTGTCCAAGGCGCGGCGAATTTCGCGACAGAGAACCAAAGCCTTATTACCTTCGGTTTGAACTTTGGCAAGGCGCTGGCCATCGGCGGTGCAGCGCTCATTCTGTTTCGCTCCAATATCAAAGGGATGATCGCCGAAATGGTGGCGGCATCTCCGGTGCTAAGCAAACTTACGGTGCAACTGGGCGCACTAAAGGGTGCCATTTCGGGGCCGTGGGGTTGGGTCACGCTCGGCATCTCAGCCGTTGTCGGTGTTATAGCTGCGATCGCGGGGGCAAGTGCCAAGGCGGCGGATGAGCTCCGTGAGCTGAATGAGGAAGCGGCTGAGCTGACGCGGCAAGCACTGGGTGCCGATTCCCTCGTTAATCGGTATGCGGAGCTTTCGGACAACGCCTTCCGGACGAAGGAAGAAACGGCGGAGATGCATCAAATCTCCGAAAAGCTCGTATCGTCCTATGGCCTCAGAGCTGACGGTGTTAGCAGGGAAGGTGTACTCCTCGTCACGAATCTTGAGTACATGAAAGAACAGCTCGCCGTTCAGAAGGAACTCGCTCGTCAAAAGATGGAAGAGGCCGAGGCCAAGAATGCTGAAGAAATCGAAAAAACGATCAATAAGCTAAAAGAGGCTCGTGCCACGCTTAAAACGATTGATGCACACATCGAAACCGCACGGGCGAACTATGCAGCGAAACAAGCAGAGCTCGGAGATATAGGAGCAGGAGAAGCGGCGGGCAGAGCCTATGCGGCATCGATTGCACAATATACGGAAGCCTTAGATGCGCTGGTCACAGCAAAGGATAACGCCATGAGAACGGCGGCACAATCGCCTACGGAGATCGCAGAACACGTGGAGCGCTCTCTCGTGCTTGCCAAGGCCAAAATCGGAGAGGCGGCATCCGCCATCCCTATGGAGACTCAGTCCGCAATCGCTCAAGCGATGACAGACATGGCCTATGAAGGGACGATGGTGGATTCCGACACAGCCGTTTCAATGTTCGAGCAGTTCTTTAAGCTCGATAAAGAGGCCGCAGTTGCGGATGGCATCGCGGAACTCACGGAGGTCAGAGCCCGGATCATTGCCGGTGTATCGGCCGTCGGAACAAGTGATACGGACAGCCTGTCAGTCGTTAATACAGTGCTTCGAAGCCTGTCAAGCGATGCAACATTGTCCGAGGCGATGAATCAAGCGAAAATCCTCGGTCAAAGGATCATGGACGGTGTAGCAAGCGCAAGCGAGAAAGAGGATTTTGACCGTATCACAGACGGCATTCGCACATCCCTCGCGGACATGCAGTCTAACTTGGTCGATGGGTTTAAGCAAGCCGGCCTTTCATCCTACGTGTCCGCTGTCGAGAAAGCCTTTGCAGGGCTGAGAAACTCGGCCAGTAGAACGTCTGCTGAAATTGAAGGCACGACTTCAGCCATTCGAGCGCAAAAAACATCCGTTAAAGAGATGATTGGCGCGATTAGCGGTTTCTCCGGTTCATACGAGTCGCTCAAAAAGGAGATGCAGGATCTGACAGATCTTCAAGTGGCCATCGACGTCTTAAAGGAAGGCAATACAGCCTCGGAAGACTACGGACTGGCACTCGAATATCTTGCTGATCGGTACGGCGTGACGGCGGAACAGATCGCAGGAAACTTAGACGCATACCAACAAGACGCTGACATGAAAGCGATCATGATCGACTTGAACTATCAGCTGGCAATCGCCGAAGCGGAAATGGCAAAGGCGACAGCTCAAGCCATGGCGAACGCAGGTACAGCGACTCAAGAGCAAGCGAACAAAATCATTTTTGCGTTGGATGGCGTCCTTAACAAGCTCAGAGAACTGGACGGCGCGAGTGCCGGCGTCAACGTGGACGGGGATAACCAAATCGTTAATGTCACACGTTCGTATGGAAGAGGCGGAGGCGGGACACCGTCATGGCGAAAAACACCTCCTAGGTCAAGACGCGGTAGCGGGAGCAGAAAAGCGTCAACACGTGAACAGTCTTACAAGAACGAGGCGCTTGAGCGCGAGTTGGAACTGATTGAGCGCAAACGCAGATTGGACCAGCTGACGGTCGACGAAGAAGTAGCTGCGCTGTTGCACGTTCGCGCCGCATACGCCAAAAAAGCCGGTGAGCGCCAAGAAATCGACGATAAGGTCTATGAGCTGAGGCAGCAAAAGAGGCTGAGCGACCTTGAACACGCCAAGGCTATGGATCGACTGTCGCTTGCCGGGGAAATCTCCGCTCAGCGCGCCATCGTCAAAAGCTTTAAGGCTGGAACAGAGGCGAGGCTTGAGGCAGAGCGAAAACTCTACGAATTGCAAAAACAACAAGAACAGCAACTCTATGACTTGGCTGTGTACTATGATCGGCTTACAACAGAGGAGCAAATCAAGGAAACGCAGCGCCGTATGAGCCAATATAAGGCAGGTACGGAAGTCAGGATTGAGCTCGAAAAGCAGCTCTATGATCTGCAAAAGAAACAGAGGCAACAGCAGTACGACATGGGCGTGGCGCTTGACAGGCTCACACTGCAAGATCAGATCACGATCACCGCACGCGAGATCGCTCAATACAAAAAAGGGACAGATGCTCGTATGGAGCTGGAACAGCGGTTGCATGAACTGAAAAAGCAGCTCGCCCAATCAGCTTTTGATCGCGATGTCGCCATGGATCGACTGACGGTTGCCGAGCAGATCAAGCGATTACAGCAGATGGCAAACGCTTACGCCCAAGGCACCGAAGCACGACTTGCACTCGAATCACAGATTTATGCGCTCGAAAAGCAGATGAAAATGTCCGCTTATCAGGACGATGTTTACTACGGCCGTCTGACACTCGAGCTACAAGCCGAGCGCATCCAAGAGATGATCCGTCAGTACAAGGTTGGCACCGATGCAAGGATTGAGCTTGAAAAGCAGCTCTATGCCGTTCAGCAACAAATCAAGGAACGTGACCAAGAACTGGAACGTGCGAAACTCGAACATGCGAAAGCGATGAATCAACTGACGCTCGCCGAAGAGATCACAATACTCGAAAAGAAGCTTTCGGAACACGAAGCGGGCACCGTCGAATACATGGAGGTCGAACGACAACTCTATCAAGCGCGGCAGGAGGAAGTGCGGCGTGCGTACGAAATCGATGTCTATTACGGCCGTCTTACCCTCGAACAGCAGCGCGAGAGAATCCGCGCCATGATGGACCAATATAAGGAAGGTACGGACGCAAGGATTGAGCTCGAAAAGCAGCTTTATGCCGTTCAGCAACAAATCAAGGAACGTGACACTCAAAATCTCCAAAAGCTCGCAGACGGCGTTTTGGCAGCTCTCCGTGCACGATACGAAGCGCAACGCCAAGCAGAAGAAGGTCATATCCGCACGAGCATGGATAACTGGAAAGAATGGTCTGAGGCACAACGCGAAGCGATTGAGGAACAGATCAAAGCGCTTGACGAGCTGACCAAGGGCGAAGACCGCGCCGAGGAGGAACGGAAACGCCGGCGCAAGATTGCGGCACTTGAGCAGCAGTTACAGTACGAAAACGATGCTTACAACCGGCGGAAGCTATCCGAGCAAATAAAACAAGAGAAAGACGAACTGGCTCAGTGGTTGAAGCGCAACGAGCGCGAAGACGCAAAGGAAGCGCTTAGACAGCAGGCTAATGAAGTTGACAGGCGTGCGCAAGAAGAGCAAAAAGCCCTTGAAAAACAACTCGAAGACCTTGACAAGTTCTACGATGAACGCCTGAAAGAGTACAACCTGACCGCGGAAGCGGAGCAGCTCATCATGTCCGGCAATCAGAAAGACATCATCAAGTTAATTCAGTCTTTCGCGCCTGCTTATGATGCGGTGGGCAAATCGCTCGGGGAGCGGCTTTACGAAGGGTTTGCTTCGAAAGCAATGGACATTAACGTCTGGTTTGAGGCGATTACTCGACAGATTGAAGGCTACCGGGCGACGATGGCTGAAGAAGCGAGTAAGGTTGCTTCAAACTTTTTGAAACGTCATGGCATGCCCCTTCCCATTGTGCCTCCCCAGGACCCAGGACGACCGTCAAAACAACTCCCAACCATCGTAGTGAATTATTACGCAGAAGAAGAGACGCCGGCAAAGATGATGCGCGATCTCGAACGGATGTTGGATCGGCTCTCTCGGAGGTAAAGAGTTATGCAAAAAATCAGATACATAAATCCGAGAGGAGAGGTTGTTGAAGTCTCGCCTTTTGTCCCGCCATACATCTTTGAGAGTGTGTCCGGCATTGGCGCGGTTGACGTGACGTCCAACATTCAAACGCCTGCGGGTATGGACGGCGCGCTGTACTACGGATTACGACTTAACGATCGCGAGGTCACACTCAATCTCCACGTCTACGGTGATGAAAGGCGTTCCATGTACGAGAATCGATCAAAATTGATTCGCATCCTTGGGAGCGCCTTAAACCGGTCAGGGGAAAAGGGCAAGCTGTTCTATGAAAACGATTATGGACGTTGGTGGATACCGGCCGTCGTCCGGCAGGGTCCGCGTGAAAACGGTCGACGCTTAAGAAATTATTTCCCGATGCAGATCGTTTTCTATTGTCCGGATCCGGCGTGGCGTACTGAAACGGCGACAGTTAATCGGCTCGCCTATTTGTCAGGAGGGTTTAAGTTCCCGTTGAATATCCCTGCTGTAAATCAATTGACTCCCGGCATCCGGTTCGGATCGCGAGGCTATGTGGCAACAATCGTCAACGACGGGGATGTTCAAGCTCCCATTCACGTTGAAATAACAGGAACCGCTACAAGGCCGAGAATTGAGCTTGTGAAGACAGGTGAGTTCCTGGCCGTCAACCGTGAGCTCGCCGCAGGCGACCGTTTGACGATTAGCACGGAGCGCGGGGCTAAGCTTGCCACAATCGTCAGAGCGACCGGAACGATTGAAAATGCGGTCGGGGCAATCGACCCTCAATCGACCTGGTTTCAATTACAGCCCGGCCCAAATGAATTGTCGTACTCATCCGGCGATGACACCACAACGGCAACCGTCATCATCCGGACGTTCTCTCGCTTTGGAGGTGTCTAATGCTACAGTATCCGGAACTTAAGATCATCGATAAGGCATTTAACCTCCTTGCTGTGATCGACACGTACACGAGCTTTCAAGGCGAGCGCTCACTCTGGGAAGTCGGCAAACTTGAACTGCATATCGGCTTGAAAGATCAAGGCTCAAACGCACTTCAGATCGGCAACCTCGTCATGATCGACGAAAAGCGCATCTGGGAGATTACCGGTGTGCGGATGACGGAGGACGATCATCTGAGTCTGATGGTGACGGGGCACGAGCTAAAAGGCATTTTCTCACAGCGTGTTATAATTCCTGACCGGAAAGATGACACACACTTTTTCGGTTGGGACAGGTTTCCTGACCAAGGTGACGCAACAGCAGAGGAGATCATGCGGCATTACGTCGAAAAACATGCCGTTAATCCGAGCGAATCAAACAGAGCTTTTCCGGCATTAAACATGGCGCCGTACCTC